ATGGATTCTTCAGGATAAGGTCGTTTAACGCTATCTTTCATACACTCTAAGACCATGAAGTGTTTGTTTTGTTTACGATTTAATTGGTGGCGGATAGACGTAACCAGATATCGTCCTGATAGATATGGGTCGTGATCTAATGGTTCTGAACCACCTGCCGGTTCATAAGACGGCATATCAAAGTTAATGATATCACCTGCCTGTAACCCTGTCATTCCTGGTACAGTCAATTCTAATTTAAATGATTGTAATGCAAGTCTTTGAGATAGTCTTGTTTGTAGTATCTCTTTCATAGGCGCATTGTTTAATGCTGTATCACCTGAATAATGTGTGTCTGATGTTTGAGACCATAGATATAATGTTGATTCAGGATAGTCGGACAATGTCTGTCCTTCTCTTACGTAAAGTGGTAGTATACCTTGATTGTCTGTTCTTACGCCATCTTTACCTGTTTCTAAGTGAAATATGTTTGCGTATTCTTGATGATAACCAAAATCTACTTCTTCGTATGTTTTATTTAATTGATCATGTACAATAAGTTTAGATGCAAATACACCATTTCTTAAATTCTTTAATGTATCAAACTGATCTACAATTCTATACTTGATGGCAATTTGCATTTCGTTTTTAATATCTTTATCACCGCCTTGATTTACATTGGCCGGTTTAGGTCTAAATCTTGCCAAGGCAGGTCGTGCCGTATTGGCTTCTATTGCCATCATTGATTCTAATGATCTAAAATTAAAACCTGATGATGTTTCATAGAAGTAATAACCTGCGCCTTCAAATTTTGTACTTTGTGTTTGTAATGATAACATGTCAATTGCATCAAATGGTCTTACTCGTGTGAATACATGTTTACGTACACCCCATGATGGTTCATAATAAAAGTCTTTTACTGACGCCAAGAAATCTTCGTTTCGTGTTATATTAGCAACCATATCTGAATATGTACCTGTCTGAGCATTACGTACAACAACCAATTCGTTTGTCATCATTTCTTTACTGCAAAAATGTAATAGATAAGTTTGTGCTCTAGGTGAAATATCTGTACGATTTTGTATTTTGTAAATGTACATTGGATTGCCCGTCTTAGATGTGAAATCGTAACCTTTTGATAGTGATGGTGTAAAGAATTTAAACTCTAGTCGTTCATTACCTGTTAACGGCAATTTACCTATTATATTATTAGCATCTACTATTAATAAATTACCTGATAATGTTTTATTGAATATACTTTCATAGATGTTTAAATCTACAACCATTGTTTCAATACCAATAGAATCAGGTTCGCTATCGCCGTCTTTACTTCTATAAGAAACCAATCTAACATCAGATAGGTAAAATGCACCAGGTTTTTTTATTGAACTGGCATCAAGTGTATCATATATGCTCATTTTACTGTGCCATTAAGTTTTCAAATTCTTCCAATAATATAGTTAAGTATGCTGGATTTAGTAATTTGATTTGTCTCTTTTGATCTTGTATTCTTTGTTCGTATTCTCTATTAGATACTGATGTTGCAAAAAGTGTATCACTATTAACTTCTATCTTGTATGAATAATCACCAGGACTTAAACTCTTAATATCACCACTAGATTGATCAATTTCATAATGATGTATTGCATCTGGATTGTCGTACTTGTCATTTACATATTGTTCAAATTCGTAATTTGTTAATGGCCAACCATAATATCTGTCTGTAATATTATTTGTCATTAGAATTACCCAATGATAATATGTGCTGCCAAAATGTTTTAATGATGTAATCTCTGGAGTTTCTCCTTCAGGTACATCATATAGATCATATAAACTTGCTTGATTTAAAACTTTTGATCTGACTTTAACTCGTTTCATTAGATTGGTAACTAGTTTTTCATTACCATCACCTTTTAAATCATACAGGCCTTTTGGAAAATAAGAAAAATACATATTAGAATCCTTGACTTATAGTTCCTTTAGTCATAATTTCTGTTTCAGCAAATTTTAATACCATTTTAGTGTAAATAGGGGCGGCACCAAAAGCATCAGCAGCAAAAGTACTGAATACTCCTTCATCACCATGTTGTAAGTCTAAAGATTTTAATACACACTTACTAATTTTAGGAATATATGTGTTTCTATTTTCCATGTACATATACGTTATTTGAAATTGTGATGGCACAATAAAATCATTAGCAGGTCCCATTTCTGGGTGCATGTGATATTTAAATTTGTTTATAATCTTTTGTGCGCTTTCTAATTCATTTTTATTTTTAGGTGCAAATTCAAACGAATAATCAAATTCTCTCATTGGTACACCTTTAAACACCATTTCTAAATTAGGGTTAAATGCCATACCTGTTACCTTTTGTAATGCACCTTTTAAATCACCTGCGCCTGGGACTAAACTTAATGCCATACTACCAATCTCAGTTCCTAATTTAGTACCAACTTCTTTTAATCTCATTATTATATCAGCACCAGAAGATATATCAGTACCTAATATATCACCTAACATTCCTGTTTCTGTTCCTTCGTGTGTTACATTGTAACTTGTTTTTAATCCTGCAGGTGTATATAATATTAATGTGTCGCAAACTCTAGTATGTCTTGAGCCAACACCTATTCTATTAAACCATCCATTTGCCTGATTAGTCTGTCTATTAATACCTGTTGATTGTTGAGTTACTCGTGCTTGTGCTGCTTGTTGACTTCTGGTATTTTTATAATTACTAGTTTGCATTTCATAGGTTTGAGCAATAGGATCTTTACCTAAAGATTTAGCTACTGCGTTGCCACCTTTTTTAAAACTATTCATAACTTGACCATAAGCAGTATCTGTTTCTAATATATCAAATATGATGTAATGACCTGTCCCTAAATTTTGAACATTCTCAGGATACCATGCCGTTCCATATTCATAAGGGTTAGATTGCATGTGAGAAACAGGACTTGTATCATTGGCTATTTCTAATGGTGATTTGTTTAATATCTTTGCGGCAGCATTATTTTGCGCCATGTTGTTTTTGCCTTTATCAAATAAACTTCCAGCAATACCACCTGCCATACCTACTAAACCACCGCCTGTAAGATTGCCTAAGTTCTTTTGTACTATATCTGATATGCCCATATGTTATAAATATCTTTATGATTAATAGTAATATTTATATGTGATATGGTAAAGAGTTATAAAGGAATATTCAAACCAAAATACCCCAAAAAATACGCTGGTGATCCAAATAGAATAGTTTACCGTTCACTTTTAGAAAGGCGTATGATGGTTTATTTGGACAATAATGAACATGTGGAGTTCTGGGCAAGTGAAGAACTGCCCATTGTATATCGTTCACCAGTTGATTATCGCATACATAAGTACTTTCCTGATTTTATTTTTAAGTTAAAATCAGGTCAAAAATTTATGGTTGAAGTTAAACCATTTAAACAGTGTTTCCCACCTAAAAAACCTAAGAAACAAACCAAATACTTCCTAAGAGAACATTTAGAATATCTAAAGAACCAATCTAAATGGGCAGCTGCCAAAATCTATTGTAATGACCATGATTTACAATTCAAAATCTTCACTGAAAAAGATATAGGCGTCTATAATTAGACATAAATATAGTAAATGGTTAGTATTTTAGATAAACTGGTTAGTCAACAAGGCGATACTACAAAATCAGCGGCATGGTATAAAAACGCTATTGCATCTATTGCTGATAGAGTTAGTGCTAACAAATTAATGGCACAAGGTAAATTGACACCAAGACCAAGTGTTGGTTCATTGAATATGTTTTTTTATGATCCAAAATATAAAAAGACTTTACCTTATTATGATACTTTCCCATTAGTATTACCATTAGAAGTAATACCAGGCGGTTTCAGTGGATTAAACTTTCACTATTTACCACCTTTATTAAGATTAAGGTTATTAGAAAATATGCAACGTTGGGCGACAAATAATAAATTAGATTCAACTACGAAATTTGATGTTAGTTGGCGTAGAGTTAAATCTATTCCATTAGTTAGACCAACTATCAAAAAATATTTGTATAAACATGTGAGATCAAACTTTTTAAAGATTGATGCTCAAGCAGCAGCGATTGCTTGTTATTTACCAGTTCAAAGATTTGTTGGTGCATCTGATACAGGAGTTTATCGAGCATCTAGGAGTATGATTTAAATGGCTATTTTAAGGGGAGGTCTTCGTATTGGTGGTTTTGATATTAGACTAGGTGTGCCTAGAGATAGATCATTAGACAACGTTGAATCGGATCCACGTTTTAGACAAAAAGCAGGTGGTAATCCAGAAACTACTATTGGCCGTTTTCAATCTTACGTTAATGAGGCAGAAGGATTTGCTCGTAAGGCAAGATTTTATGTTGAGTTTAATTTACCAAAAGGCGGTGGTGCAAACTTAAATGGTTTAGATGATATCACTCAACAAGGCATGTCTCCTCAAAGTTCTGAACAGATGGCATCTTTTAAATCACCT